TTCAGAAGAACGGAATCCTAAAAGTTTATTGGGATGATTCTCAGAAAACTGAGAGAGAAGAGTATACAAGATTAACGGATGATGAATTTAATGATCTCGTTGCAGATCCTCAAGTTAAAGTTAAAAATCATTCCGAATACGAAGAACCGATTACAGACGATCAAGGAAAAGAGTTAGATAAAGTAACTCTTCATGATGTAGTCATTCATAGAACAAGATTATACGGACAGGTTAAAATTGAACCAGTTCCTCCAGAAGAATTTTTAATTTCAAGACGAAGTAAAGATATCAATTCTGCAAACTTTGTATGTCATAGAACGAACAAAACAAGAACAGAACTTGTTGAAATGGGCTATGATAAAGATCTTGTTGAGGAATTACCTACGGGTGATACCGACTTCTTTACAGAAGATAAATTTGTACGACACCAGAACGTAGATTTTTCACACGGAGCTAGTGAAGGTGATAAAAGTACAAATGATATTTTAATCTATGAATGCTACGTCAAACTGGATGTTAATGAAGATGGCAAAGCAGAATTATTAAAGATTACAACTGCAGGATCTGGAACAGGTAAAATGTTAGATATGGAAGAAGTAGATAACATTCCATTTATTTCCTTAACACCTGTGATCATGCCACATAGATTTCATGGTAGATCCGTATCTGAACTCGTAGAAGATATTCAATTAATTAAATCGACTGTTATGAGACAAATGTTAGATAATATGTATCTAACAAACAATAACAGAGTTGCTGTCCAAGACGGACAAGTAGCGATGGATGATTTGCTTACTAACAGACCTTGTGGAATTGTTAGAACGAAACAACCACCACAAAATGTTATGATGCCTATTCCAGCACAACCTATTACGGAACAGGCAACAACAATGTTAGGTTATCTGGATTCTGTTAAAGAAACTAGAACAGGAATTACCAGACAATCACAAGGGCTAGATGCTAATACCTTAAATAAAACAGCGACTGGACAAAACCAAATTCTGACACAATCACAAATGAGAATGGAGTTAATTGCCAGGATCTTTGCTGAAACAGGTGTGAAGGATCTAGCTTTAAAAATGTTTGAGTTGGTATGCAAATATCAACAAAAAGAAAAGATTGTAAGAATCAGAGGGAAATATATTCCTATGAGACCTTACGAATGGAAAGATAGAGTTAATGTTACTGTTCAAGTAGGACTAGGAACAGGATCAAAAGAACAACAACTTATTCTTCTTAACGCTATATTGGAACGCCAAATGCAAGCAGTAAACTTACAACAAAATACATTTGGTCCAATGGTTAATCTTAGGAACATATATAATAGTTTAAAGAAACTAATAGAGAACGCAGGACTAAATGGAATAGAACCCTATTTCATGGATCCTGACGTAGGTGCAGCTCAAATGCCTCAGTTGCCACCTAAACCACCAACTGAATTTGAAAAAGTTACATTAGCTCAAGTACAAGGTGAAAACCAACGTGCACAATTAAATGCAAATGTAACACTAAAAGAAATTGAAGGTAGAATGAGACAACAACTACTTGACTTTGAAATAAAGATTAAAGAATTAGAACTTAAATATGGATCTAAGATAGATGAGCTTGAACTTAAACGTAGAAGTATGTTAGAACAAGCAGATCTCAACAAATCAGGTGATTTGATGAAAGAGATAGTAAAAGGTCAACAACAATTCTTTAATGATGGACAAAAAAGAAACGCAAATCAGGGAGGGAAAGAGAGCCCAGGTGCTCCTAAACGATCCCCTACTGAAACAGGCATTTGAAGATCTCCTAGAAACTTATAAGCAGGAGATTTTCCACACAAGTTTTGCTGACGATGAAAAACGTAGATCCCTTTGGATGGCATATAATATGCTAGATAAAATCAGAGGGCATTTACAGACTATCATGGAAAGCGGAAAACTAGCTCAAAAAGATCTTGAGCTTTTACACAAGAGCTAACCTATTCTAGGAGCTCGTTACACGTCAACCTAAAAGGAGGAACGTATTACATGGCACAAGAACAAACTGTTCAAGGTGCTGCTCAAAAAATATCTGGACTTCTGAATCCTAAAGAAGGACAATCAGAACCAGAGAAAAAAGAAGCAGTCCCCTCAGAGCAACCTCAAGAGATCAAAGAGGAACCTTCAAAAGAGAGTCAATCAAAGTCTGAAGAAACTCCAAAAGAAGTCGCTACTGAAAATACGGAAATCAAAGAAGAAACGCAAACAGAAGTAGAGGAACCCGAACTCCACCGAGTCAAAGTACAAGGTCAAGAGTTAGAGGTTAGCCTTGATGAACTGAAAGCAGGTTATTCACGAGATTCCGATTACCGACAAAAAACTCATTCTTTAGGTTTAGAGAAAAAAGATCTTGAAGCTCAAAAGAGTGGTTTGCGTCAAAATTATGATACTCGTTTATCAGAACTAAACGACATGATTGCAACTGCTGATGGTTTCATCAGACAACAACAAGGAAGTAAAGATCTTCATAAGCTTTATGACGAAGATCCCACATCTGCGGCACGACTGGACTACCAGTTACGAGAACAACAAAGGCAGATAGATGGCATGAAGTCTAAAGCGAATGAAGCCTATCAAAAACAGTATAGTGAATACCTTGATGTCGAAAGACAATTAGCAGCAACTAAGATACCAGAGTACAGCGATCCTAATAAAGCTGATCAATTCAAAACCGACATGCGTTCTTCGCTTAGAGGTTATGGATTCAATGATGGCGAAATTGGGAATTTGGCTGATCATCGTTTCTTAATGGTGATTAGAGATGCTATGAGTTATAAATCTGTTAAAGATAAAAGACCTATAGCCCAGAAGAAGGTAGCTAACGCACCTAGAGTTGTAAAATCTGGAATAGCCAAATCAAGTTCAAGTTCAGGTAGAGAGGGAATAAGAAATAAAATCGGTCGATTAAAGAAAACTGGACATCTTAAAGATGCTCAGAACGCTTTGCTTGACATGATGAATCTTAAATCTCAACAACAAAGGAAATAAACAATGGCACAATTTGGAAATACGTTTGACACGTATGATTCGATTGGTGAACGTGAAGATCTGTCGGATGTTATTTATAACATAGCACCAACTGACACGCCATTTTTAAGTTCTGCAGCTAAAACAAAAGCAACTGCAGTTCTACATGAATGGCAAACAGACACGCTGACAGCAGCAGTTACAGACAATGCAGTTATCGAAGGCGATCAAGTAACTATAGATGCTATCACTGCAACAACTAGATTATCTAACTCTTGTCAAATTTTGGACAAGGCTATCTGTATTACAGGTACGCAAGAAGCAGTAGATAAAGCTGGTAGAGCATCTGAAATAGCTTATCAAATAGCTAAAAGAGCTAAGGAGCTTAAAAGAGATCTAGAAAGTTCTCTTACTTCTAACAACGCTGAAGTAACAGGTTCAGCAACAGCAGCAAGAGTAATGGGTGGCTTAAGATCATGGGTTGCTACTAATGACGTAATGGGAACTTCTGGAACATCTGGTGGCTTGGGTAATACCGCAGCTGGCAATGGTACTCAAAGAGTTTTCACAGAGTCTCTCTTGAAATCTGTAATTAAATCAGTATGGAATGCTGGTGGAAATCCAACTATGATTATGGTTGGACCTTTCAATAAGCAAAAATTGTCAGGATTCACTGGTAACAGTACTAGATTTGACGCAGGTGCTGATGCAACTTTATACACATCAGTAGATGTTTACGCTTCTGACTTCGGTCAATTACAAGTAGTACCTAACAGATTCTCTAGAGATAGAGATGCTTGGGTATTAGACATGGATTATTGGGGAGTAGCTTTCTTAAGAGACTTCACAATGCATGATATTGCAAAAACTGGAGACGCAGACAAAAAACAATTGCTTATAGAGGCAACTCTAGAATCAAGAAATGAAGGTGCTTCAGGCGTTGTAGCAGACGTAACAACTAGCTAATAATTAGCACGTGGATAGGCGAGTAACCTCAAATCTACTCGCCTTCCATCTTAAATAACATTGAAGTCTTGAGAGGGGTTAAGGGCGGAACAATGAAGGAACAAAATGAGAACATTAAACGACTATTTTATAACAGCAAAAATCGCTGACATTAGTACAGCATCATCAACATTTGTTGCAGTACCTGATGGAGGAAAAGTAATAAAAATTTTTACAGCACTTCAAGCAGTTATTGCAACTGCTAATGGTGGCATCTCTTTCGAAATAGGTGGAACTGCTATTACAGGTGGTGGAATTACTGTAGCATATTCAGGATCGGCAGTAGGAGACGTAGACACAGCAGAACCTACAGCAGCTAACGAAGTATCTGAAGGTGGATCTATCGAAATGATTACCGATGGTGCTTCAACTAATGCTAGCGTACTTTACGTAACATTTGTAATAAGAAGATAATTAATTTGGATAATGTTCCTGGAACGTTCTGGGAACATATCCTAAACAAAAGGAAAACAAAACATGAACTATGGATTAAGACATGGAACACATCAGGTACTAACTTCAGGTTCCAGCTCAAGTGCAAGTTCTGCATTTGCAGACGGATCTGAATATATTAGGGTAGTCAGTACTATTGCTTGTCATATAACTATCGCTGCATCCCCTACTGCAACCACTTCTACACAATTATTACCTGCTAGTGAAATTGAAATTATTAAAATTTCAGCTGGTGAAAAAATTGCTGTACTTAGAATTGGTGGTTCTGATGGAAAATTACACGTTACTGAATTATCAGAATAATGACAAAGGTAAGAGCAACCGAATGGAATGCTGATGCTACCAAGACTCGTTACATACAAGAGTCTGATGGTAAACTAACCATCCATAATCAGCAAAATCTCAATCCTTTAATGGAAAGAAATAAAAAACTCTATACTCAAAATGATGGCTATACAGCCTCAAGAGATATGAGACGGATTGCTAGTGTACCTCCAATTATGCTCCAAATTTGGACTAAAGAATATAATGGTACTCGTAATTGGTGGGCTTTACCTAAAGAAACACAAAAGAAAATAATGAGAACTAAACTGAATAGTAATGAGTTTAGATATTTCAAAACTTCAGAAGGATCTTTATAATGGCAATATCAACGTATACAGAATTAAAAGCATCAATTGCTAACTGGTTAAACAGAACTGATTTAACTGATGAGATAGCTGATGACTTTATTAAACTTACTGAAGCAGATTTTAATGCTAAGTTAAGAATAAGACAGATGGAACAGATTGATACTGTGACTATTGATGAAGAAACTGAAACTGTACCAACAGGATTTATTTCTGTAAGATCATTTTATCTTTTATTAACAAGTACAAAATATCCACTAGAATATATTACACCCCATAACTTATTTGAAATAAGAGGAGGTTCCAGATCTGGTAGACCTCGTTCTTATACAATAGAAGCAGATAATGAAACTGAACAATTCAGATTTGGTCCTAAACCTGATACTACTTATACTGGTTACTTATCATATTACAAAAATATCGCAGCTCTTAGTTCTTCCAATGCAACCAATTATATTTTAGACAAACATCCTGGTATTTATTTGTATGGAAGTCTTTATCATTCATCTAACTTCTTAGGAGGAATGGATCAACAACAAGTACAAGGTTGGTTACAAATGTATATTGCAGCATTAGAACGATGCGAGAACA